CGATAAAATGCCCGCGTACGATGTCGAGGCGTACCATCGCACGCAGATCGACACGTGCGATGCCGAGATTTATGAGGCTCTGCCGGATTCAGAGAAGGTCAACTATGTCTTGGGCGAGGACGGTGTCTATGTGTACACGCACGTCAATATGATCACAGTCGACGCGTGGAATGCGCTCGGGGACGACGACGAACGAGATTCGTTCGTTCACGGGTACTTTAAGAATACGACGACGGAGATGAGTGAGGACGAGTGGGAAGCTCTGGAGGATTCGGCGTTTCAGGCGAGATACGAAAAGCGCACGCGTCCGGTGTATTTCAGGCTGATCGTCGCGCGGGAATCAAGGGTCGGGTACACCGAGGAGGTTCGCGCGGAGACTGTCGACGTGCTCGACGCGTTCGGGCGGCCGACGTACGAGGATGTCGAGGGTGAGACTGATCCCGCGTTCGAATTCCGGTACCTCACGGCCGAAGGTGAGATCACGGACAGGCACAGCGGTGTACACATGGCGGCTATGGTCGAATGTCTGCTTACGTAAATAAATGTTCGCGAGTAGTATGAAGTTTGCCCTGGTGTTCACCCTGTGTGCACTAGCATTGAATATGCTCATCGGGTATTACGTCTCGTTCAAGCGCAACGTTCGCGAAACAGACCCTATCTACGACGTAGGGTTCAATCTACTCCCCGATATCAGTCGACATGATTGGTTGAGTGACGTTGCGCTCATCGTACCGTTGATGGGACTCGCGTTCGCGTGGCCGGATTGGTCGCACACCAGGCGGCAGTCGATGCTCGTCTTACTCGGGATTATGTTCTTGTTCCGATCGATCGTGAATTATGTGACGACGTACCCGTCGATGAAGAAGTGTGAACTCAAGCCACCTTTTGGCTTCTGCAATGATTTCATGTTCTCCGGGCACACGTCGTTTAATCTCGTCGTGGCGTACCATTTAGGTGGGGCATTCTGGCCCTCGTGGCCAATTCTCGCATCGCTCCTCTCGATCGCAACGCACGAGCACTATTCCGCGGATGTCGTCATGGCGTGGATCGTCTTCGCGGCTTTAAAATATCGAACATAGGTAAGATGGAAGTCGTCACGTACGCCAATAAGAAGTTTGGACTCTTCGATCGACTCGTAAACAACGAGTTCGGGGTCCAGGTGACCGTTCTAGGCATGGGAACCAAATGGACGGGGTTTAACGATAAGTATCGAGGCATGGTGAAACATTTGGAGACGAAGTGTGACGACGACGTCGTCGTGTTCGTCGATGGGTTCGACACTCTCATTAACAAAGATCTCGCGGGGTTCGAGGAAAAGTTTCGCGACACGGGCGCGGGAATAATCGTCTCGGCCGATCGCGAACCGTTCGGTACGTATGTAAGTCGAAAAGTTTTCGGTACGTGCGGTGGCAAGCACGTCGCGAATACGGGCATGTACGTTGGGTATGCACGCGATATCAAAATCGTGCTCATGGATGCGCTCGATATGTCGTGTGAAGACGACCAGGTCAACATGAACACATTGTGTTCGGTGCACGATTTCATTCGAGTTGACGAAGATCGCGTTTTCTTTGAGAATGTGAGTCCACTCACCAACACGGACGACGTCTCGTCGAATGCGCATTTTATCAGTTTTCCGGGCACCCTCGGATTCGATCGGATCGGACGCGCCGCGCGCGAGTATGCGCAATTCTTCAGGGTGGATTTCGTCGTGCTCGCGCTCATCGCACTCGCGATGGCACCGAGGCGTCGAAAACCGATCGTCACCGCGACGATCGTCAGTATCGTGACCGTGTACGCGGCGTTCGCGGAAAAATCATGTACTGGCACGAGAAGATTGTTTTAGAATAAACTATTATTTAGAGAGATGAGACTCTCTCATCCATAGATGACAGACGAAAAGATCTGCATCTTCGATGAGTTTCATGTTACCAGAAGCAGTTAAAAGAATAATCTCCACTAGAGATATACCACAGTAAGATGACGACTGCACTCTTGGCCATCGGCCAGCAAGATGTACACATCACCGGCGCGCCAGAAATCAGTTTCTGGCGCTCGTCTTTTAAGCGACACACCAACTTTTCCCAATCGACCGAGCGCGCGGTGATCCAAGGCCGCGTGAATAACGGTGGGACTTCTTCCGTTCGCTTCGATCGCAAGGGCGATATGCTTTCGTACGTCTATTTGATGCCCCACACCGGCACCCAGGCGACGAGCGTTTCTGATTGGTCCACGGTCATCGACAAAGTGGAACTTCTCATCGGCGGCGCCGTCATCGATACGCAAGACTCCATCTTCACGCAACACGTCGCGTCGAAGCTTCTCGCCCAAAACTTGTCCAAGTCCCGTCTCGGCGGCTACTACGGCAGTGCGTCGACGTTCTACCCGCTCCGCTTTTTCTTTTGTGAAAGCTGGGCGCAGGCGCTTCCTTTGACCGCTCTGAGTTACCACGACGTCGAAATTCGAATCACGTGGGGTGCGAGCGCCGATTCCCATAATTGGGAATGTTACGCGAACTACATCTTCCTCGACGAAGCCGAGCGCGCGCACTTCTCCGAGAAGCCGATCGACATGATCATCTCGCAAACCCAGAAGAACATCGGTTCGGGTGCGACCATGCAAGAACTGAGCTTCAACCATCCCGTCAAATTTTTGGCGTCCGCGAAGGCGAATGGGGCGGCGATGAGTCTCCTCGGCGCGACGAACAAGCTCAAGCTTCAGCTCAACGGTTCCGACCAAGGCGATTTCAAATACGCGACTCCTTGTTTCACCGCGGTCCCGTCGTTTTTCCACACGACCCACGGTGATAACGACGACGATGACGCGCTCATGATCGTGCCGTTCTGCCTCGACACGGCCAAGGCGCAAAGCACGGGGAGCCTTAACTTTTCCAGGCTTGACTCGGCGCGTTTGATCTCTTCTTCCGTCACTTTCACTGAAAACATTTATGCCGTCAACCTCAACGTCCTTTCCATCGACAAGGGAATGGGCGCCCTCAAGTTTGCGAATTAACTTAAAATATCCACATAATGTAATGATCAAGGAACTTTTCCTTTTGGCGGTCGTTTTCACGTTGACCTACGACCCGAAAACGGGTACACTCGAAAACATAGCCAAGCCGGTCCCGGTCTCGGGCACTGAGGGCTACCGGCAGCAGCAACAGCCACCGGTGCAACAGCATCACGCCGTGCCGGTGCACCCCGAAATTCGCCAGGCGCACCCCCGTCCCCCGACACAGATTCAACCGCCGAAGTCAGCACAGTACGGTTATGTCGATAAGCACGACCATCTCGCACACATTCAGTTTGGGATGGCCGAGCCGATCAGTGGATTCCAGTCCAGGACGGGTCTGGGTGCCGCGCTCATTCTGTGAAGAAAAAAACAGCATAGAAACTAGAAAACCAAATGGTTCCGATTCAGCGCGAGACCCTCCAAAGTTTGGGAATACTCGTCTGCATCGTCGCAGTTATCTTTACGTTCAAAGAAATCAGTTCGATGAAGGACCAGCTCAATCACGTCACGATGATGAATCAGCGTCTCACGCATCACGCGAACCAAATCAACCAGGCGATGATGGCCGCCCAGGGAGAAGAATCCGAATCCGACGACGAGGACGAAGAAGAGGTGAAGATCATTCCAGTCACGCCCACGCCCCCCGAGCCTTTGACCGAGGTAAATCCCTCGAAATAAAAGGTCTGAGAATCTTAGATTGCGTCTCCACGAAGATGCAACATGTCACAAACCAATGCGAACACGAAACATAAAGCCATCGCGATACCCGTCATTCGCACACCTGGCCAAGAGTCACAGTTCTTGGTCGTTCGAGACAGACGGTTCAAAGACTGGATTTTCGTCACCGGTGGGTGTCGGCGCCGAGAGATTCCCAATCCGCTCAGGACCGCACTCAGAGAACTCGAGGAGGAGACTCGCGGGGTCATCTCTCTCAAAAGGGGCGAGTACGCACACTACGATTTCACCGTACCGGAAGCGCCCGGGTCGGACGTAGAGTTGATATATAACGTTTACGTCTTCTTCGTCGACTGGGACATGAATATGCGCGACGAGATGGTCCGTCGATTCTACGAAGAGAAGGCGAAGTGTCTCGCGGCCAAGTTACAGAAGAAGCCCATCAAGCGAACCTTTGACGAAAACGATCACATGGGATTTGAAACCATGACTGTGTTCGCAGAGCGCAAACAGTGGGATTTGATTCTCGACAATGTCATTAAGAACCCAAAATTTTACAAGTGCCTCGAAACGAGCGATAGAAAAACATTCGCGTTTAAGTAGATATGGTGAAATCAAAAGCCTACGTTTTAATGCAAATCAAAGATCTCCAGATGCAAAAGTTTGGCCACACAGAAGAAGATGCGAACGCGTATGCGCAAACAGTGCAGGGCCTGACCGTGTACGAACTCCTCGTATTAAAAAAGGAATTAGTCAATAGGGAATCGCCCAAACCACCTGAATTGCCCGACGTCAGCACGACGCGATGGTTCAGGGGGCACATGCGATTCGAAGAGGACGAGTGAGCGCCACAACGCAGCGCGAGATGTTTCGCGCGTGGTGTCGCAAAGAAAAGTTTAACAATGGGAAGGCGCTCAGCCACGTGCTCATGGACGGTGGGTGCCTGAGCGTACCGTACGATCGGCTCGGGGATTTCTACGAGAAGTACGTCGAGGCCGTT